GCATTTGGTCAATCTCGCTCTGGAGTCGATCAATCTTGGCGCTCTGCGCGTCTAGTCGCTCAATGATCGCGTCGACTTGGCTGCGCGTCATCGTGACTCCAGCGCCTTCAGGCGCGTGTCAATGTCGAGCAGCGCCTGCACCACAAGCGCCTCCATCTCGTTCTGAGGGATGTTGACGGCCAGCACCTCAGTCGTGTCAACGAGATGCGCCTCTCGCTCGTCTACGCCGAGTGTCTCAACCCAGTGCGCCAAGTCAGTCGTGGCAACCTGATCAGCGATAAAGCCCAGGCGCTTGCCATCGTCAGCGACTGCATCGCTGCGACCGTGTGCGTCTGGGTTCTTCCACTTGAACGCCACCGGCACGAGCTGCCGCAGCGTGTCAAGTGCGCCAGTGATCTCGGTGATCTCTTCCTTCAGGCGTGAGTCGGATGGCGTGGTGAGCGCGGCATACTTCCAGCCACCTGAGTAGAAGTAGGCGCGGTTGTTGGTCGTGTCTACGGCGATGCCGCCGTTGCGAAGCGCGTCGGCGAATGCGTCTGTGGTAGCAACGCCGTTGATGTTGGTGCTTGGCTGACCTGCCGTTGCCTTGGTGATTAGCACGCCAGAGATGGTTGATGAGGTTGAGGCGGCAACATCTGCGGCGCTCGTTGAGTGCTCCCATAGGCGAGCGTTGGTTCCGCCTAGGTCGATGTTTGGGCCAGTCAACGCCGATGTGCCATAGAGCGCGCCATCCAAGCCGATGCCGCCAGTAGCCGTCACATCGCCAGTGACGGTGATGCCGCCGCTAAACCTGGTGCGTGTGCCGTCGTCGTCAATGTATCGGCTTGCCGTCGTGACATTCATCGGATAGATGCGCTCGGCGTAGAGGTAGGCGTAGTCTGTGCTTGATGAGCCGTTCAAGAATCTGAAGATGTTCGCTTCTGCCATTCGGATGCCGCCCAAGAATGTATTGTCACTCGCGCGGAAGAGCAGGCGTGGATTTGATCCTGAAGTGTCTTGCAGATACACATCTGCACCGCCTGCGCGCAAGCGCAAGTCTCCTGCGCTGTCCACATTGGCAAGAGTTAGCGTGCCTTCCGTTGATCCGTTTGTCGTGATGTAGACGCCGTTCGGTGCTGTGATGTTTGTGACATCTGAAGTGATGTTCGCTTGCAAGGTAGCGGTCAAGTCCACATTGTCTGCTGTGCCGATAATGTCTCCAGTGGCAGTAAGGTTGAGATCTCCGCCGCTCACAATGTCAGTGGCAACAGAGCTGAGCCAGTATCCGTTTGGACCCACTGCTAGATTTTCACCAGCTGATGCGACCAGTGATAGTTCGCCACTCTCGTTGAAGATGTACGCTGGCTGGTAGGTTGCAGGATCGTCCTTGTCCGTGAGGATCAGTTCAGGCAGACCGTGCGCGACGCGCACCTCAGTCAGATCAACAACTCGATCAGCGGACTGCGTTGCAACCGTAGCGATGGTAATCGTTAGTTTGAGATACGCAGCATCTGCTGGGGCTGTTGTATTGGTGAGGTCTGGGGCCACGACATACAAGTCTGGCGCGGTGATTCCGGTTGCACCTTGCAGGCTGTTGAAGCCATAGAGATCAGACTCAAAGGCCGTGCCAGTTGTAGTGACTCCGTCTGCCTTATAGAACTGGCAAGTCAACTTTGCATTAGATTGGTTGCTGTTTGTGCCGTTATCAAAGGTCGCCTCTGCGTAGAACGAAAAGGATCGAGATGCAGAAGATGCCACTGGCACATAGCGCGTGAGCGTTGCGCTCTTACCAGTCAGGGTGCCGCTCGCCACCGTGAAGCGCAGCACATTGCCAGAGCCGGCTGCGGCATCCGCTACTACCGCCGCCGTAATCGCGCCGCTGCTCGACACATCTGTGAAGGTCCAATACGGCAGTGGGTTCTCTTCGGTGATTGAGGCGGTAGCGTCATCAGGTGGTACGGCGAAGTCGCCGTTCGCCACGCCAGCCTGGATCTCTCTGAGCGCTGCGCCAGAGAACAGAATTGCAGTCTCGCCGTCGGTGTTGGTGGCGACTAGGTTGGCGCCCTTGTCGTTGTTGACTCCGCCCTCAAAGCCAGCAAAGCCCTCTAGGTTTGTGCCGTACTTACCCACGATTATTCTCCTTGGATGAGGCGGCCCATCCCCTTCAGGTATTGGCGGCGGAAGTCCGCCTGGATCTCGTACTGCAGCTGGTAGGTTCCGCCACCTTCAGCAAACCGCATTGTGACGGTGGCGATGTAGAGGATAGCGGATGAGAGATCGAGCGCTGGCGCGGTGAGCTTCACATACTGCCCTGGTAGCCACGCCTTGACGAGCGTGTAGGTCGCTAAAGCGGTAAGTGCATAGCCTTGGCTGTAGCCATATGACCAGTCAGGTGAAGAGGTCTGGCTAAGGTTGCCGCCAGCAATGGTGAACGAGACGGTGCGGATCGGCTTGCCGCGCGAGACCATTGTGGCGCGAGCGAGAGCTCCGATGGTTGTGCCGCGATCACCGATTTTCTTTACCTTCGGCGCGCTGAAGACTTCGTGTGGCAGTGGGCCATTGCGTGCCGCTTGACCTGCACCAGTGCGACTATAGGCTCCTGTATAGGTGCGGAAGTATGGGTCGTTGGTTGGTGCCGTTGGATAGGTTTGATTGCTGTCATATCGAGCAATCGTGTCGGCTGCCTGGACAAAGATTCCCTTGACGATGTCGGAGTGATCAAGGTTGACGCTGAGGTCTCTCGACAACAGGCGTGTCGTCGTACTCGCGCTACCGGTACGAACGCTTGCAGGGTCGGTCACGATTTCTGCTGGGGCGTCGGCGTAGGTGGGAGCGGCAAACTTTGGTCCGTAGTTCAGCCGAGCAGAGCCATCAATCCAGTAGCGGTACGGCACCTCTGCTGTGCCGCCTGCTGCGTCGGCGACGGTTTCAAGGGCGCTTGCAAGTGTGGTTGCCTTGAATGTCTGCTTGCCGATTGTGACAGGCGTAGAGAGGAAGATCGCGCGTGTATTTCCACTGATCACTGAAGTGTTGAGAATCTGTCGCGTCGTTGCGTCATTGACTTGCGTGTGAATCTTTGAGAGCAGCGCGTTGATGTGATCTACATCGGTTGAGGCATCTCCTCCTTGTGTAAACGAGTCCATAGATGACTTCACGCTGATGCTGGTCTTTGGATTGCGGATGATGGTCTTCTGCAGCCAACCGTCGGCATCCTCTACGCTAACTGTCGCGCGTGTGCCTACGCCGTTCTCCAAGAGTGTGGCATCAATGCCAGTGATAAACCCAAGGAAGAGTGGAGTGGATGCGCTGTATCGGCTATCAAAGAACTGCACGCGAGCATTGTCATAGACGCTACCAGATTGCCACCACGGAGTCGTGCCGCTCGGAGTCTTTGGCTCGATGACATCGAAGGACATTGAACCGCCGTTGCCGTCTCCTGAAAGAGTTGCCGTCAGGCTACCAAGGTCAACATAGGGAACGGTGGTAGAGGCTGGGTCCGGAAGGGTCAGCAGGTCACCACCTGCTCCTGCGCCTGTGACTCCTGCGATGATCAGCGTGAACGGATTCGCCATTTAGCGGCCGCGCTTGAAGGTGCCTGTTCGATTGATCGAATCGGTAATGACTTTATCCACCTTGCCAGTGCCGATGTAGATGTTGTTGATGGTTCCTGCCTGGGCTGCGGCAATCATTGCTGGTGTCAATCCTGATTGCGCGATCTGCGTCACGCCAGCGGCTTTCAATCCTAGTGCCAAGCCGAATGGCAGTGCGGCGGCGCCAGCGATTGCAGCTCCGCCAAATCCAGCGACGGCTCCTGCTCCTCCGGACAGAGCCGCACCAGCGGCTGCACTTCCTGTAGAAGCGGCAGCCATTGCTAGACCGAACTTAGCGACCGCTCCTGCAACAATCTGGTTTGTGATTGCAGTTGCTAGGGCAAGTGGGATCTGCGCCAAGATGTTGGAAACGACGAGTGCGGTGAATGGGTCCATCCCATCCTTGATGAGGTTGGCTCCAATCGCGCCCTTGAGTCCGCCAAATGCGGCACCGATACCAGTGACGAGCAGGGTGATTGAGCCACCTGGTCCCAGCAGGCTATCTGCACCCTTGCCGATGGCACCGATCTTATCGATGAACTGCTCAACCTTGATGATTGCCTTGGGGAACTCGGACTCGAACTGACCCATAAGCATTGGCAGTTTGTCTAAGATCTTTGTCACGAGTTGGTCGGCGAATCGCTGGAGTTTCGGAGTCAGTGCGGTAATGATTCCAGAGAAGCGATCCATATACGGAGCCAAGCCCTTGAACAACCTTGTGACGGCTGGCAGGAATGCTGCACCGAACTGCTCCTTGAGTTCAGCTGCCTGGATTGATACAACGCTAAACGATCCCTCTAGCGTGTCGGCATAGGCAGCAGCACTACCCTTGGTCTTGGCAAGGATTGCGTTGAGCGCCTTCTGGCCGCTGATTGTCTTGGCATTGATACCGAGCGTCTTGAGCAACTTGCCGCCGTTGCCCTGGTATGCCTTACCTACTGCAAGTGTCGCATCGGCAAGATCCATACCGGTGGCGCGCGATAACTCCATTGCAACAGTCTGAATCTTCAGCGCATCCTTATACCCCTTGGTAAATCGCGTACTTGCTTCTACAGATGCGCGAACCTCATCGTCCGTAAAGGCGAGCTTCTGACCAGCAATGATCTGCCTCTCAACTGCGTTGAGTACGGATTCAGTGGCAATGCCACGAGCCTTGAGCGCAGCGGTCAACTTTGCCGCAGCGGCCTCGTCGGCTGCGGCACCCTTGATGGCGGATGCGGTAAATGCACCAACGCCTGCGGCAACTCCGATGATTCCAAAGGCAACCTTCTTGAAGTCAGATCCGATATTGCTGGCTGTTTTACCAAGCGTACCGAGTGCCTTGTTGACCGTCTTGATATTTTTAGACGCGGCATCACGAGCGCTAATCGTTGCATTTACTGTGACATTAGCCATTGCTTACTCCTACCCTGCTCGCAGGTTGGACATATTTGGCGAGATGCCGAAGACCGCTGCATCCGACCTTAGACGCTCATTGCGCGCTGATCGAGCAATGCGCTTGATCTTGTCGTTCGCTTCTACGCGTCGCTTGCCTTCAGCCTGGAGAGGGGTGAGTGGGCCGACAAAGTCCGGCTTGTTCCACTGGCGGAGCGACTGCTCCTGTTGGAACTTGGTTGCCGTGCCGTTGGCATACTCA